TTGTTTTACTGTTGCCATATCATCTTTCTTTTAATTTGAGATTTAGCACGAAATTCTCAACAACTAGCTTGACGATCGTGGCTAGCATCACATCTTTAAATTCCGGCTGGCCATATTTAGCTGCCATCGTTTCTATGATATTTGATGCCATAAGACGATATGCATCGTCTTCACTGATGGCTAACATTCCCCAATCAATGGGGTCCTCCGCCTCCACTTCTTTTGCAAGGGAGGCGATATGATCAACATAGTCGTTCACTTGGTCGAACCCCAAACATCATCCCACGTGCCAGTCAAAGCACCCTTCGAATAAGAGGACTCTGTCTGTTCAAAGAAGTTGGTGTGGCTTGGCAGTGCAAGCATCTCATCAACCCAAGGAATAGGATTTTTCTTGTGTTTGAAGATACCTTTCAATCCCAACCCAATCAAACGACGGTCCGCGATATAACGAATGTACGCGTGCATGTCGCTCTTAGCCAAAGGCAACTTGAACTCTGTTGGGTCCAATTTTTGGTAAGCCAAATCGATGAAAGCGTCTTCCAACTCAACCATTTTCTCTGCAATACTATAGAGCTCACTCTTGAGCTCGTCAGTCCAAATATCCTTGTTTTCTTTGATAAACTCACGGAACAAGTAAGTCATGCCTTCACAGTGCATTGACTCGTCGATGATAGACCAAGTGACGATCTTTGTCATCCCCGGCATCATGTTGTTGCGACCAAAGTTCAACAACATAACAAACGAGCTGAACAACTGCATACCTTCCGTGAATGCGGAGATTGCGCACATCTGCTGAACGACTTTATTAGTGTCGCCTGATGTAGCAATACGCGACACAAAGTCGTGTTTGTCAGCCATCTCTTTGTATTCCATAAAGTCGTTGTATGTAGAGTCAGGGAATCCAAGCGTCTCCAACAGGTTGCTGTAGGCTGCAATGTGGATTGCTTCACGAGCGGCAAAGCCCAACAACATCATACGAACTTCTGGTTGTGGAAATGTTGGCAGATAGTTGTTCACATATCCGGAAGCAACGTCTACGTCACCTTGGGTGAACAAGCGAAGGATCTGTGTGAGGAAATCCTTCTGACCGTCACTCAAACGCTTCTTGAAGTCGTAGACGTCTTGTTGCATTGGAACAACGGAATGTAGCCAATGGCATTGCTCGTGCTTGAGCCAAAGCTCATAACACTTTGGGTGAGCAAATGGCTTAAATGTGTCGCGTGTATCTGTTAGTCGTGGTTTAACTTTTTTAATCATTTGTTTATTCTTTCGGTTTAATCTTACGTTTTGATCTTGTTTTAAATATTCGACCCTGCACCCAACCATCTCCGGGGTGCTTAGCTGATCTAATATGGGAGATGCCATTATTCCACCACACAGTATTTCCAGTTGGATGGTCGCCACCACAACGACCCCGCATCGCACTATTTTCAACACCCTTTTCACTAATCAGTTGCTTTGTTTCCTCTGTGTGGTGCTTACCCAACATACCTCGAGGGTGGCCTTGCTCCGATAATCTTTTTTTAGCCATATCGGACAATATGCTTTTAGTCTCTTCTGTGTGCGAGCGACCAGTGAAGGTGGGACAATATGTACCGGCATCTTTGCGTCGTTGGGTAGCGGCCTTAACACCATCAGACATTTTCTTCAATACCTCAGAAGTAAAGAGGACGCCTGGAGCCAGGTTTCTGTTTATAAACACTTGCTCAAATTTAGAAGACCCCATCAGCCTATACGCTTTGGATAGATATCTACGCTCATACTCTCTAGCATCAGGCCTTGTAATTATAGATACAACTTCAAATGAACTTTGGGGCTGGCTGGTAACGTACTTACATGAAGTGAAATACGTTACCCAAAAATTAGTAGGGTGCGCGCATTGGCCGTACTGACACCCCACGTAAATTTTACCGGTGCTAATCTCTCTGATCTTATAAAAGTATGGGGTGGTCATTGTATTCTCCTTACTCTTATTTAGTAGTACAGAGATTTCAACCTTCACAACTCAGGCACATACCATCCTCCGCAATCTGCCTAAGTTGCTCTACCTCATCTTCAATCCTGACCCGCTCCACTCGTTTGCCAACCTTATCAGTGTTTGCTAGCTTCTCTGTGCGAACGTAGTACATTGCCTTAACGCCGCGGCGCCAGGCCATAAAGTGAATAGCGTGCAGTTTAGCAATGCTTGTGTCTGGACGAATGAACACATTGAATGACTGTCCTTGGTCAATAAACGGTTGACGATCAGCAACGTGCTCGACGGCCCACAACTGATCAATCTCTGATGCAGTCTTGAACACATCTTTTTCAATTTGTGTCAAGCAATCCAAGCCCTGAACAGATCCATCGTTTTGCACAATGTGCAACCAAGCATCATCATAGTTACACTCACCAGCTTCCGCTTTTGCTTTCAGCAATGCATCCAAGTGCTTGTTCTTCTGGATAAACGTACCAGACAGCGTGTCTTGACGGAAAGCGTTTGCTCGCCATGGTTCTGCTGACGGGCTTACATTACCACAGATCAAAGCATTCGTTGCAGTAGGAGCAAGAGCGGATGTGTGAGCAAAACGCAAACCGGTACCTTCTAACCACTTTGGAGATCCACGCTCAGCGCCGAGCTCTAGGTTAGCGCGTTCAACCATGGTCTGGAACTGCTTGAAGATGCGATTGTTTGCACCTTTAGCCATCACTCCATCAAATGCAATCATGTTCTTTTGCAAGTATGAGTGGAAACCCATCACACCAAGACCGACAGAACGCTCTTCAATAGCAGACTTGATTGCACGTGCGATCTGCTTAGGAGCATTGTCGATGAAGTACTGCAACACGTTATCCAACATCTCCATAACATCACGGAAGAATTGGTAGTTATCTTTGTACTCATCCCAACGCTCGAGGTTGATCGAAGACAAGCAGCACACAGCAGTAGTATCTTTGTCAGTCATCAATTCAATCTCGGAACACAGATTCGATTGAACAACCTTGTAACCACGCTCTTTGAGAATTGGACGCAGTGCGTTGTTAACGTTGTCAATGAAGTGAACGTAAGGCTCGCCACGGCCGGCTCCTGCACGAAGCTCGAGCAAGGCAGTCCACAGTGCCTTTGCTGATACGGTCTCGTGTAGCTTACCCGACATCGGGTCACGTAGCTCCCACGAATCATCTGCCTGTGGATCTTTCATGCATCGCTCAATAATTTCCATGAACGAATTGGGAATGTTAACGCCGTGGTGTAGGTTAGGGCTACGACGATTCTGATCACCTGTCTCCTTACGCATATCCAAGAACTCAACAATGTCTGGGTGGCTGATATCCAAATACATTGCATATGATCCACGACGAGTCGTACCTTGCTTGTACGCAAGACTCGAGCGATCATAAACACCCATATGAGGGATCACTCCAACTGACTTCTCATCTGCACCGCGTGTACCAAAATATACACCTACACCACCACCAAGCATCGACAACCAATTTGCTTCTGACAAAGCATCAACCAAACCCTCTTTTGAATCATGCACATTAACAAGGAAGCAGGAGATAGGTAATCCCGCGGAGTTGCGCCCAAACGAAAGAATTGGGGTGGAATAACCCAACCAATGCTTGCTGGAGTAATCGTACAATCGTTGTGCGTGCTGTGGGTTACTCGAAAACGCCTTTGACACATAAGCGTATCGGTCTTGGGGAGATGTTTCTCCCTCCATCATATATGAGTCTTTTAATCTTTCTTTTCCAATTTCATCTAATAGCGAATCTCTGCTATAATCTACGGTAATACCGTGTATCGTTTGTGTCATGTTACCTCTTTTGTCGTTATATTTGGGGGTATATTTAGTAATCACTTAGCGACAAAGTCGCCAGCCATTGGAAAAATAGCTGCGATCGCCTGAGCACAGGCTCGAGCAATGTCAATATTCTCCTGCTGTGTTCCATTACCAGATCGTACTTCAATGAAGTGCACCCATGAACGGATAGTACCGTTGACATACATGCGCGACTTGGTGTTACCCTCTGGGAGAACAGCGCGTGCTTGCTCTTTTGCAATACCGTGTGTCACAGCCCACTCATATGCATCCTTTGCGGTGTCGATTACCTTTTGCTGCATATTCTCCCACTGCCACGCAAGTCGACGACCTTCATCAGTAGTCATGTCAACCACTACGCTATTCTGTCGATTCTTGGGATCTTGTAGTCTGCACTCTCGAAGCACGAAGCTAAGGTCTTTTGTTGGGTCTGCATAACGCTGACTGAACTCTTGGAAACTAAAACTTCTGTGACGAAGGATCTGCCGTGCAATATCTCGAGTGGTCTCAATCTCTAAGCAAACACTCACAGTTTCTAAAGGTGACCAGTGAGCATGTTTAACTAAGTATTTGATCAACTTCTCCGACGTTTCATTATTAAATTGGTTGGATGGGTTTGACACCCTAGCACAAAACGCTATTAATTCCTGTACATTTGTAATTCCCTGATTACGAAAATCTTCCGTGGGTTGCGAATAACTTACTAATTTTACTTTCATTGTGTTTCCTTGTATATTGTACCTTTGACCCATCCCTCACCGGGACATTGCTTTGATCGTTTTCTTGATCCGTCTTTTGTAACCCACCAGTAAGTGCCTTTAACCGCCTTACTACCGTGTTTTTCTGATTTGGTATTCAAGAATCCCGCATTCTTTTCTTTTGCAACTAATCCACCACGCCGGCCGTTTTCGCGAGCCAAAATTGGATCAGCATTTATAGCATGGATTCCTAGTTTTTGATCCCTAGTATATAATCCAACTGCAACTCCCACCTCCATCTTACGTTCTTTTGACATCTTTTGAAAATTGTGCGTGCCGCACTCTAAGCGATGTAATTGAGCTCGTCTTGCAACGTCGCTAATATCTGCGGGATTATCCATCCTCATTAAAATAGCTTGAACAGCTCCCCAATCTTCTTGTTTACGGTGAATTTCAAGGTGTTCGTCAATAGTAACTAGTTGAAGATTCAACGGATCATTATTTAAAAAATCACCATCTTTATGATGTATTTCAAACCCATCTGGAATGGTTTGGTTGTTGTATTTTTCCCAAATTTTGCGGTAGTTGGTTCTCATGTTTTCTCCTTAGTATTGGACACCCCACGAGAACTATTTATAAAGATGTAGCTCTCTCAATAAGTTGATTGCCTAGGTCGATCATCTCTTCCTTGGACAATATGATGTGGAATTTATTTTGTAGTTGATCTGGATCATTTGCTCCAGTCCACTTCGTTTTTATCTGCATAGAAATGCAGTCATTAATAGATGGTGTGAACTCTATAAAGTGTTGGTACACACCATCATTTATTCTGTAAAGATTACTCATCACTCAATCTCTCATAAGTTAGTTCAAAAATATCCGGCTTACAGGCATAGATTTCACCCTTTACGCCTCTAATGATCCAATCACCCTCTGTGGCGACGTGCTTCACCTGCCCGGTAGTTGCATCACCATCTTCAAGAGTACCAACGTGAGCCCAACCGACAGCAAGAATATGACGTTCCTTGCCATAAGCCTTTAGTTCACTACCACAAAACTCTTTTAGATCTGCTATACCACGATCGTTGTACCAAAATTGAATGGCTTCAATAACAACTGGCTTCTTTTTAAATTTCATTCACATTTTCTCCATGACGCGAAGCGCAACTGCGCTTCAACCCCAGTATACGTGTTTTGTTTGATGATTTCCAATATTTCTTCCGACGTCCTGCCGGCCAATATCATTTCATTGATATCTTTCTCCACAATAACCTCCGGCCACATACACACGCTAAAACCGGCATCAATTGTCTTTTTGATCAGATTTGTAAGCTCTTTAGATCTTGGCTCATTATCATAGATCACAGTGCAATTGGTCTTGAGTGACTCAATCGTTGGGGTAGTAAATGATGAACCAGATACAGCAATAGCATTTGGAATAAACAATGAGTCGAGTGGACCTTCTGTTATGAAGATTCGCTTGGCAAAGTTAACTCTATCAAGTCCAAACACCTTTTCTTCCGTATCATCAACCTTGATGGTATAGTACTTAGGGTCTTCTTTTCCAAACGCCCTCCCTTGAAAAGCAAAACACTTTCCGTGACGGTTGAAGTATGGGATGATTAGCCGAGGGTGTTCGTCCTGCAAGTCTCTAAATTTACCAGGGACAACCCAGTTTACATACGCCTTGAATCTGGGCGCGTAATACAGCAGAGACAGGAACCTTGATGGTATCTTCCGTTTCAACACATACTTTACTGCTGGGTGGTCCAGTGGCAGGGAGTCAAGACGCTTGATTGGATCAAGAATCGAGACGGTTAGTTCCGGGGTTTTGATAATTGCCGGAATGGCAATTGAGGTATCCTTGTGGTGGCTGCGAGGTGCGCCACTTTCCTTGTAGTTCTCCAAGACGTACTCTTGGTACATAACAGGATCAAGATACTTAACGAGGTTGCCTAAGTTGGTACTGTAGCCACACTTATGACATTTAACGAAGAGACCGGTCTTCACTTTGTAGATATATCCACGAGCCTTTGACTTATTGGTCTTTGAGTCACCACAAACGGGGCATGAGAAATTCCAAAGAAAATCGCCCTTACGCTTATAATTTCGTAGCCTTGGCCCGAGCATATCAGCATACTTCACATCAACAAAAAGAGTCATCACAACATCCTATAAACATCCTCAGATGATACACTAAACCAATTATTTTATCAACCCAAGATAAAGTTGACGCGGTCAGCTCATCTGCTGGAGAATTACTATGTCCCCTGTGAGGATGTATTAATTGCTGCTTTCAAATATGTTCTTCTGGATCAGGTACCACTCCTGCCATCTGCTCATTAGGTATTGACATTCATGATACAACGAGTAGTTCTGTGTAATGGTGGATAGCATGTCACTCAGCTTTGCTTGTTCCGGTACCTGTTGGAGATTAGGACACTCTCTCATCAATATTGGTGGAGCCTCCGGAAAAGTTCTCTTTACTGGTACAGGAGTAGAGCACCCTACAAGCGCTAATGTGAGAAGAATTGCAATAATTTTCATTTCACACCTTCTGGCCGGTTTGCTGCTTTGTTGTGTATATCGATAGCTTCATGTGGAATACGGCAGTCAACATCAATCACTGGAGCCTGTTCAACAATCTCTTTCTGAATCACTACTTGTACGTCTTTGACGACCTGAATCTTTTCAACCGTCTTAGTTACCAATTTTACATTCTCTTGCGATGATTTGACGTCCGCTTGCAGCACTCGATTCTCTGCAGCTGCGACTCGCAATTTCCATTCGCCCTCATTGTATATAGCCCCCTCAGCAAACACGCAAAGCAAAACGACAGCCGTAGCTGTCGCAGTAATCAGTGTTCTATTGGGGAGGAGGGGAATCAGACGAGTTGCTATCAATACCCCAACCGCTGCTAACAGCGTAGAATGGATAACCCAGTGTGGGAGGAGTTCAAGTAACCACATCATTGTTGATTTGCTTAGAGGGGCGCTTTAATTTAGACCACGACCCACCACCATTACGATTAAATCGAATTGCCTTTGTATTCTTACCATTATGTAAAATAATTACTCCATTTGGATTCTTACGGGCAAATTCGTATATTGTGCGCTCTCCATCATCTTCTAAATTCAAGTAGGAAGACCACTTGCGGTATTTTGCTTTGCCGTTACTGAATCGGTTGTACACTTCATCATTTACTGTAAAGCGACCAAACCGCTTAGGTTTGCGGCGGATCACAGGAGCATCAGTTGAGACACCCGCGCCAGCGACATTAGCCACTGCATCCTCTACTAGGAGAAACTCTTCGACAATTAGCTGCTCTTCGGCGAGTACCACACCGGAATCGATCATGTTGATCAACTCTTCCAGGCGTTCTTGACTCACTGTGGTCGTTCTTGTGCTGTAATTTTCCTTCACCAAGAAAAACGCAGCCACCAAATTCTTTAACATTGAATCGCCACCAGGCAATTTCATTAATAATTTTTTCAGATTGAACACTAAGCGGTGCAAGTACGTATATGCATCCTTTTGCTCTTGTGTTTTAAGGTCACGTGACTTAATCAGATTTTGACCCTTTTCATCAATGATACCTAACTTGTATGCATCAGTCTCAATGAATGGTTTAACAAGCATTGAAAGGACGCGGTATGCAATGAGGTTGTCTACGATCGAGGCCATTATAGGGTTTCCAGCAAGGTTAGAATGTGTTGATCTAAAGTGATATCTTTTAGGTGAATACCAAACTCAGGTACACTTTCGGGCATTAGTTTCAAATAAACTAAAAATGTAGCTAGTACATTCCAATATTCTTTATCTATCTTAAAAAATAACATCTCGACGACTACAATACCAAACAGATTGTACAAAACAATAATGTGATTGAGAATCAACCGCTCTTTGAGATCATTGTTGTCAGCATGTCGGCCAAATAACTTCTTCAAATAAGCAAATCGACGCAGGTCCTCTTCGAACTCTGCAATCGATGTGCATTGGGTGTTATCGTAGTGGTGCATAGCAATGAGCAGAAAGTTCTGCTCGGTAAAGGGTAAATCCATCATATGATAACAAAGAGGAGGGCCAAAGCCCTCCGTTATTACAATTAAGCTTGTACAGTTAATGTAGCAGCGTCAGATGTGAGGCTGATTGCATCAGCCGACACAACTACGCGATACTTATCGGTGTTGTCAGCAAGAACTGTTAGAACGCCAGTTGTGTAAGAATCAGACGTTGCACCTGAGATATTAGCCCATGCACCAGCGCCAGCTTCTTGTTTCTGCCACTGGTAGCTCAATGGAAGATCTGCATTAACAGTTGCTTCAACAGTAAATGTTGCGGTATCAGTTGTGCTATCGCTCAGATCAACTGTTGTATCGGCTGGTTGTGTGTCGATAGTGATAACCATGTCGACGACAACTGTATCTTCGGCGTCACCTGCAGCAACAGCACCTACAGCCATTGCAATCAAGCACTCAGCTTTGTGGCGAGTTGTAGATTGTGCGTCTGTAAAGGTACGGTACGACCACCAGCCAGCGCCAGTAATACCCTTAGCTTTGTTTTCTGTTGCTTGTGCTTCTTGAGCATCAACAAAGAAAATGCCTGGTTGACCGGCAAAAGCGTTTGCTGCGGTAGTGCGCTGTAAAGTATGCGTGCCAACGCCCGCACCAGTGATATTAACACGACCTGTAGTTGCACCGGTATCGATAGCATGTGCGTATGTATCATACAATGCAATCAAACCAGCACCAACAACGCGAACGAAGTATGTGGTTGCATTGGTCAAGCCACCGATAACGGTGCCGCCATTAATGCTATACGAGACAGCATCACCAGTTGCAAAGCCGGTGTTAGAGCTGAGAATGTTAATCGTCTCAGCTGTCGTGTTGACAGCGGTGCTATCAAAGAACGCCTTGCGAGCGATGTATTTTGGTGCGCTTACAAGAGCGTCTGTGTTTCCCCATAGTGCCATTTTAGTTCTCCTTGTGGTTTAGTTGCGAGCGCCAGACTTAGACCCTGCTGGGCGTCCGCGACCACGCTTTTCTGTTGGTTTGGTTTCTGATGACTCATCGTCATCGCGTTTCACGCTTCCCAGGTGTTGTTGTGAAACACCGGAATCTGTGTGAGTAATCTTTTTGGCCGTGCCTTCTTGATCGATCACAGTGTAAGAAGCCTTCTTCTTATCATATTTATCGTCTTTAATTTGATTGCCAGCTTTCTGGTGAGCTTTGATCTTCGACTGGAAATCGCTGTAAGAGATCATCGCTTCGTCGAGCTCAACTTCTTCCATGCTCAACTTTTGAACATGCTTGTCATCGAGGGCAATAGTCTTACCTTTTGCGCGGCCGGCTCGGACTTCATACTTGTTACCACCAAGGTGACGGAGAGTAGTGCTGCCAGAAATAATGCCATGCTCTGGGTGACGGACATCGACCTTTGTTAAGTGGGTTGCTTTGCCAGGAAGATTTTCAAATCCCTCATCCAACTCAACTTCTTCTTTCTTAACACCACGGCCAACCATCACATCAGCGTGAGTGATTTTGTCTTTTGGCTCAGCAAGAGCGGCAAGGTCTTTTTCTTTAGCTGTCTTAGGAACTGTGTGTGCTTTTCCTTCTTTTAGACGGCCGTCAGCTTGAGCGGACTTTAACATTGCAACGCGATCGCGGTATCCAGCAATACCAGGCTTGATGTCCTTAGCGGCTTTCTTCTCGCCAGGAGTAGCGTCCTTAACGTGCTTCATTGTTGCGGAAGCTTGGTGAGAAGCGGCTTCTTCAACCTCTTCCTTCATTTTCTTCTTGTGGTTCATGTGATACTCAGCGTGCATCACTTTAACCTTTTCAGTCATAACGCGACGAACAGTACCGCCAAAGTCAACATCATACCACTCGATCAAGCCTTCTGCTGTTGGCTCAGCGTGTGAACCTTCAACTACCAAACCTTCACCGAAGCGTTCTGAGAATATGTGCTTTGCGCAGTAGTGCATATCTTCCTTTTTAACAATATTATCAGGGTTTGTTTTAGCAAGACCGATGATCGCTCTAGCAGGACCAGATGTTTGACGCAATGTGTTGTTTGCAAACTTTGGTCCAAGCGCCGTATTAATTTTCTTCTTTGCGTCGTCGGTGAGTTTTTCATCGATCTGCTCAGTATCCTCAGCAACTTGCGTGGCCTTGCGACGCTTCAACTCAGCTTGTGCTGCGTTCAACGTTGCTGATGCCTTTGGTGAAAGATTGTGAGCCACTGCATTTTTCATGCGGGTATTAATATGCTTCTTGAGTTCAGCGTCGGTCATTTTTGAGTGATCCATAGCTTCCTCAACAACCTCTTCGGCAACCTTCTTAGCAGTAGCAGTGGCGATTGCCATCTTCTTGCTCATATCCATACCTGGATTCTCACGCTCCATTGCTTGAGCAATCTCCTCGCGCTTTTTCATCTCAGCTGGGGTTAGCTTCTTTTCCATGATTGATTGAATCATGGAAAGCTCGCTTGTCAAACCGACACCGTAAGGTTTCTGTGCTTGTTCAGCCATTACCACAGGCTTGATCATCTCGTACTTGTAACCTACAACGGATCCGTTATAGTGCTTCACATACGCTACTGTTTCAGCAATACGCTGGATGTTACCGTTCTTTGTAATTCCTAAGCCGGCATCGACGATGACTGCGTCACCTGGTTTAAATTGTTTGTTCATGTGGATTCCCATCTATGTTAGTGTTATATTTATTGTTTATCAATCTATGCAACTCAATGAAAGTTTAGTTTGCTGTGCACGCTAACCTTTTTGTCAGGATACTTCTTTTGCACAGAATCGCTCACGCGCTGTGCTTCTGCTTTACTATCAAAACTTTTCCAGTGGCGGCCGTTGATGTGCACGGCATGCCCCACACTCATGTTACCACTTGGCTTTTGCTTACCATAACCTTCATCATCTTCACGTTTACGCACACCACCAACTGTCATGTATGGTCGATCAGCTTCATCAACTTGTGTGGATTCTTCATTTGTAGCAACCTCACCACAATGACAAGGATCCATACCACATTTTGGGCATAGTGATTCGACTAGTTGGACATATTCTGCAAACGACTTCATATCACGCTCCTAAAGATTTTAATGTTGATCTGATCATCCAAGCATGCTTAGCGTGAGCATCTAAACGACCCGCCAACAAGTCCATCAATCCTTGATTGTTTTCTTGCTCGGCTAATGAGAATGCCTTGTTCAAGCTACCAATAACTTCTTGATTGCATCCCTCGAGGTTAGCCAGCATCATTTGTACTGAAGCAGGTTTTGCCATATCTTCCATGACTGTTGCGGCTGTAAGTAGGTCTGCAATAGAGATTGGGGCATACCCATTGATAGTGCGAATACGCTCTGCAATATCATCAACTGGAGTGGAAAGCTCATTGTAGATGTCTCCGAAAAATTCATGGAACATGGGGAAGAACATTCCTTCAATATTCCAGTGGTAAGATTGAGCCTTAAAACCCATCAAATATGTATTTGCGAGGGCAATTTTAAGTGCGATTTGTAATTCTGTCATTTTTGTTTCCTTTTTATATTATTCCCGATTCGTGTAAGTAAATTTATACCCCTTTACAGATTGCTGTCGACCGCTCAGACAATTTGCAACATCGCTTTGTCTGACATTTAATAATATGGCAGCTTCTGTTTGCGAGCTGTATACAATATTCTGTGTCATTTCTTTTACTGAAGTTCTGTTTGCAGCTGGCTTACCCCGATGTGATTTTCCAGGATCCCCGGTTGATATCTTTAATGAAGCTTCTTCTTTTGTGTAAAAGTGCGACCAATGTTTTATATTACCTGCAGCGTAACATTCTTTCATCCTCATTGAATGACGTTGCTTCTGCTCAGTGCTCCAAAGTGGTAGGGGTACGCCTACTCTATCATTAACTGGGGGTTTTATACCGCCCCTGTTCAAATTCCATCCAATGTTTGAATAAGGGCGTAAAATTTCTTCGTGGAGATACGCTTCAGTTTCTTCATCAAAGGATTTCAATATTTCAACAATATAATCTTCCTTACAAAACCATTTATCGCGTTGGTGTTCTTGGATACGCCTGTCTAAGTCTTTAGACACGCCAACATATCCCTCCACATGAGGATTAGTGTGGTCTTTTTTCCGGATCCAATATACGACTACCACGCGCGACAACTCCAAAAACGGGGCTTGTCTTTTGGGCCCGGCTCATCGCAATTGTGACGTGCACGGAATGATTTGCGGCGCGCTGGAATATTCTTTTTGATGGTCATATTTTTGTCACCAAAGTTTACTTTCTTTGCAACCCCATCCCCATCAAGATCGACATACACCTTTGATTTCTTAACGTCGCCGGCCATTGGCTTGTTGAGTGGGACATCCTTACCCTGATAGGTCGCTTCATCAACAACGTCTTCGGGGATGCAGTTGGGAACCTCTTTATTCCCCTTCTTTTTCATCCCACGTTGCGTGTACCCGTCCCAGCAAGGGTCTTCCGACTCCTTTAAGTATTGTGTAAATGACATCATGATTGTGTGGCCTTTGAGTGCGATAGACGATCAGTCTCAATTTTACGAACGCGAGGAGCCAATTTCATTGCTAGACGATCAATTGCAGCCTTGCGTTTCGAGAGGATTCGCTCCACACGCTCTTTTTCACTAACTGTCAATTGCGCAGCTGGCTTTCTCATAATGCGTTGCTTCATGAGATCAATTGCAACACGGCGGGCGCGCTTGTTTAGTGTCTTGGTATCCGAGCGACGCTTTAGAGCAATTTGCATGCGACGCTCACGCTTTGGTTCTGTGCGCGCAAAACGAATCTTTGCTTTCATTCGCTCGATGCGCGACATTACTTCCGAGAGAATTTCGGTGTTGATGATCGCTTCCTCGTTAATCTCTTCACCGGTCTCAGAGTCTACGAGAACCAACTCACCATCATCATAGGCATGCATGATATCGTCTTCTGTGTTGACGGACCCTGCCATTTTTTCCAAATCGTCTTCTGAGAAATCAAAGTCTTCGACTTCTTCTTTTACTTGTTCAGGATCTAGCTTATCCTTCATACCGCTATTGGCAAAATTAATCTTGTGCGCGCGGTACTTACGGCCAGTTTCAGGATTGACTTTATAGTCCGCTGAAGCCACATCTTCTGTCTTATATTTAACTTTCATTTTTCGAACGATATCAGCGCTTTGATCGGCGTGCAAACTAGCGCCAATCTCACCCTTATCAATAACAGCAGAGTTGTCCGCTTCATTTTGTTGACCTGCAGCTTTCAATTTTTGAAAGTCTTTGTATCGAAGGATGTCTCCTGCAATGTTGTAGGTACTTTTCTTATTGACAACTGCTTCTGAAATCGATTTTGGTACCAGCGAAGGGTCAATCT